CTGAAAGAAAAGAACCTACTCTCAAAAAAGAAAGAGTAGAAAACATTGATGAACGAAATGTTGTATCATCTACTCTATCAAAAGCCATGGCAAAAATGAGTCCAACATATGGCATGGCGAAAAAAGAATTAAAAACAAGGTTGAAAAAAGATCCAAAGAAATCAAAGATGTCTCATGCTGTTACCGTTGCTAAGAAATATACAGGTGTAGATACAAAAACTTTACATGACATTACAGAAAATGGTCCATGTTGGGACACACACAAACAAGTTGGTATGAAAATGAAAAATGGCAGAAGAGTTCCTAATTGTGTGCCTAAGAATGAAGATGCACCAGTCAATGCAGTTGGCGGTGGTAACATTGCAGGTTTAGGTATTGGGCCACAGGGGGAACCTGGCATACCTAAGAAAAGAGGTCGCAAGTTTAGAAAGTTGATGCCATTTATATTATACATGAAACGAAGGCAGAATGTTTAATGTTTTTAGTGTAGTTAAAATTTTATCGTATCTTGGTATTGTTATTATTGTCGCAGGTGGTTTATGGTATGCAATGAATCTCAAGGCCGAATTGGCCACATCTGAAGCAAATAATAAAATACT